TGTTGCATTTGCTAAATCTGAATTCCATTCAAAACACTCACCATTAAATATTAATGCAATAGCTGTGCTACCTAAATTATCTATAGACCACATACCTGGCTCTGCAACTTTATCCGTAGATGTGGCTGCTGAACCCCATCCAGAAAAACCACTGTGATTAGTAACAGTTGCACCTGTGCTGTGAGCAGCTCTTGTAGTTCCTCGAACAGCTCTAGTAATTCCAGTAAAACTTGTAGCGGTAATACCTGTGTAAGATATTTCTTCAGTACCAACTTGTATAATATTTGTACCGGTGCTTGGAAAACCCGTGGTGCTTGCTACATTAATTGTAGTTCCTGATCCACCAGTTCCAAACGCATCGTTATTTAATCCACCATTTAATGTAGTGGTTTGTGGATTTGTAGTTGTACCACCCCACTGAGATATACCATAACCAAACACTCCAACCTGATCAGGCGGACCTACGTGGTAATATTGAAAAAAAGTTATACCTCCAGAAGTAGTTGCTCCTGCTCCTCCTTCGTTACTATCCATTGTAATAGTAATAGTATTTCCTGTTGGCACTGAGGTTATCATAAATTTTTTGTCACAAAAATCTGCAGCGCCAAAATTTGAACCTGTAATAGCACTAAAAGTAGAAGTATCTCCAAACAAAATAATATCACCAGTTTCAAAAGTGTGGGGTGAAGAAAAAGTAATAGTTACTGTCGGTTGACCATTAGTTGTGCTGAATGCATTAGTAAGGACTGTACCCGATGGATTAACTAAAGGGTGAATGTCATAATATACATCCCCTGTATAAGCATATAAAATTCTGTTAGTGCCGATAAGAGAGTATTTAATACCTGTTTTATTAACCATGTGATGCAAGCCTCTAGCTGCACCTGTAAGTTTACTGTCCCCTAATTGGTTCCAGCCACCTATTTTTTCAGGTGTACCATATCTAAAACGTACATTCTCCCCACCTGTCCACTGAGATTCAGCGCCGGTAGATGTAACTTGTTTATTGAATCCTGGTAAAAAACCTAATTTTTGTAGCATAATATGTGACTATATAAGGATTTTTAAATTTTTGGTAGTATTATATTATACTCTAAAAGCAATATCAACAGACCTAATATGCTATTTGTGTGCTTTTTTTAATGCTAACAATAAAGATGGTTTTGTTCTAACCATTTCTTCGCACGTTTTCTTCTTGCTATTTAACTTTTTTATACAAGAATCAAATTCATTTTTAAAATTTTCTTCGCTAAGACGACCATCTTTAATTAAAGATTGTTTATCTGTTGGTGCCCAGTGCATTCCTGCTGCTATACATTGAAGACCTGTATTATTATGAAATTTAAAATCATACGCACGTTTCCACACAGCATTATTAAAACCAACTACACCAACTGGTTTTAGATTTATTAGTGTTTCATCCCAAGATTTATTAAAACAATGTTTCCAATATGGTGTATCAGTTCTATGCGATAGTGCATAATGCAATGCTACAAATTCAGAAAACTCTCTAAACATGTGTTTACACTGATAATTAAAATTATCTCTATCCCATTGAGATATTTTATCTCTTTGTAAATTTCTAACTAACTTTATTAAAAATTCGTGAACAGAAAATAAACCATTACTTTCTAATGGTTCTATAAACCCAGCAGACAATCCTATCGCAACAACGTTTTTAACCCAAAGTCTATTGTGAATTCCAACACGCATTTTTATATTTTTAAATTCTAGATCTTCTTGACCTAAATGTTTTTTAAATTGTTTTAATGCTGTATCATCATCTACAAATTTACTAGAATAAACATAGCCCGTTCCTATTCGTGACCATAAAGGTATATTCCAAACCCAACCATTTTCTATAGCAGTACAGTTTGTATAAGGTTGTAATTCTTTTTCTTTGTTTTTATATTGTATTCTTGTAGCCCATGCAGAATCATTTGGCAGCATGTCGTTGTAAGACTCGAATGGTTCTTTTAAAGTTTTTGCTAATAGTAAAGATTTAAAACCAGTACAATCTATATATAAATCTGCCTTATGTTTTTTGTTTAATGATTTTATTCCATTTTCATCTTGTTCAATAGATACAATATCATCAACTATATGTTTTATTTTTTTACAATAATTGTTTTTTAACCATAAACCAAATTTAGTAGCATCAAAATGATATGCTCTAGTTACTTGATTTATATCAAATTTATTTTGATTAACATATGCCATTTGTAAAGGATAAGTACAATCTGCATAATCAGAATAAGGTGTCTTAGGGTATAGTATTTTTTTAAACCACCAATCATTGTTTTCTGCTTTGGTGTCTATTATCGAAGGCTGTCCAAAAGGATAATGAAAAGCTTCACCCTTTTTATAAAAATCTGTAAACTTAATACTTAATTTATAACTACCATCTACGTGTTTAATAAAATCCTTATCTTTAATTTTTAACAATCGCATCCAGTCAGTTATTTGTCCGAGTGTGCTTTCACCTACACCAACTGTTGATATGTTTTTTGATTCAATTAAAGAAATTTTATAATTTGGAAACTGTGATTCTAACGTAGCTGCAGTCATCCAACCAGCACTACCTCCTCCAACAATAATAATTTTTTTATTTTTCATCTTGTGCCTTAAAAAAAAATGCTAAACTGTGTCTTTCTTTATAAGAAAAATCAAATGATGGTGCGTGAAATCTATTAGCATTATATATAATTAATCTATTTGGATAAGCACTTATATAGACATCTGGTTTTTTATCCCAAGGGTATTCAAAAAAAGCTGTGCCTCCATCGTAAGATTGATCTAAATGCATTATGGCTGCTAAATAAGTTGTTTTTGGTTTACCACCATCAACATGAATAAAACCATATCTATCTAAACATTGTGATTGTTTAAGTTCGTCTGTTTTAATTTTTCTATACTTACACTCATAATCATCTATTTTTATTTTTAGTAACTTTTGTATTTTATTTATAATAAATTTACTTTGAAAAGTGAACACACTTTCATAACACGGCATTGCTTGCATTCTATTTCCATAAAATTTACCAGAAGGTTGAAAAGTACTTTTTGTTTTTATGGTAGGTATTTTTTTTAATATAGAATTGTATGTAGTATCATCAAAAAAATTAGTTTCTATATGTATATTACCATTTAATATAGAATTTATCATATCAGCTGTACAGAATGTTTTTGTTTGTGCATCATTAAATCAAAAGCAATTGTCATTCTTTCTTTATCGTTTTTGTGGGGAGTTGAATAGTGTGGTATGTTTGATTGAAATAAAATTATTTTACCTACTATATTTTTACTTTCGTAAGTTACAGGATCGTTAATTGTGTTTATAGGATTTATATAAACTGTAGATGTGCCATCACAACTAACACATATATTTCCAGACAAATAAGAGTCTGGTGTTGTTCCATGTAAATGTGTTTTTATAGATTGTTTTTTTCTAAGTATATTAAACCAACTATTTATGTAAATTTTATTATCTATTTTTATATTTAAATGATTAATAAATTTATTGTGTAGTAGTATAATACTATTTTTTAACTTTGTAATTTCTTTATTCTTCCATTTAAAAACATTATATTGTCCATGTTTTGAAGTAGTAGAATTAGACCCTAGACCAGTATACCCATCTGTAGTTGTTTTTAATTTTAAAACTTTTTGTTCTTGTGTTTTTAAAAACTTAAATAATTTTTTAAAATCTACGTCAACAATAACTTCTTCTGCTAAATAATAATTCCATTCAGGAGCAAACGGAGTGCGTTTAGGTTCACTTCTAAAATTGATTATGTCCATTTATGAAGTTAGTCTTTTTATACAATCCTGAAGTCTAACAATTTTTATTGAAAATTTTTCAATAAGCTCAGAGTGAGTTTCAATTATTAATTCTAATTTTTTATTGTATTCTTTTAACTCTAGGTTTAATTGAACCTCTGATTTTTTAACTGCAATTTCCATATCTAATTGATCTTTTAATTGTTCTATTTCGTTTTCTAATTGTTTTAATTTCCATTCCATATTTATTCCTTTTTTGCTTTAATATCTTTTGGCAAACCTAAATGGGGTCTACCATCAAATCTGTTTGTTAAATCTGATGCATCATTATAATGCAAAAAAACTTGACCACACGCTGTGCCTTTAAAAGGTTTTCTCCAATGTTTAAATTTATCTCCTTGATAAATTAACATGTCTCCTGGATTTAATTCAAAACTTTTTGTTTTTTTATTTTTTAATTCTAAATATATTTTCCAAGGATCTCCTCCTAAATTCATAGTAGTTGATATTTTACAACTAGCTCTATCTGTGTGTTTTTTTAACTCGTTTCCTTTATGGTAAACTCTAGCATAAGAATAAGTTTCTACTAGTTTAGTTTCAGTGTATTTTTCCATAACAGGTTTTATTTTTACCAACAATAAATCAAACATTGAATCTCCGTAAAGACAAAAACTATTATCTACTTGTCCATCACCCCATACTCCTCTGTCTTCGTCAAATCTAGATATTAAATGATTATTATGTAAAGTTATAAAACCCTGTCTTTTTAATAATAAATATTGATACAAAAAATCAGCCATGTCTTTATTAATAACTTCTTTGCAATGTATATAATCTTTTTTCATTTATATAAATGGATATCCAAGAATCCATGAGACTAGTGAATATCTTACTCCTTTCGTTACTTTATTTACTCTATGCCACATAAAAGAAGGAAACACAATAACAGTTCCTTTTGGTAAAAACTGTTCACAGGTAACTTCTGCAAAAGAAGTCTTACCATCTATTAATTGAGGTATGGTAAACACTAATTCACCACCTTCGTAATCATTAGGATCACTTAGTTGACAAGTTACAGACAGTTTTCTAATTTTGTTAGCAAAATTTTTATTTTTATGTTTAAAGGGTTCTTTAAAAGTATCTGTGTGTGTAGTGTAAAATTGTCCTTTTTTATATTTTGTAAATTGTAAAGATTCTATCCAGTCATGTTGAAAATTCCAACCAGTTTCTTTGTTTGCAAAATTTATAAATGGTCTCAGTTCTTTATATAACCATTTTTCACTTGTCCAATTTGTGTTAGAATTTCTAATATTTTCTTTTACAAAACCTAGTTCTTTTTTAGATGTTTGTTTTAAATTTTTACCACCTATGACTGCTTGTTTAAATTTTTTAGATAAACCATGCTTTACAACGTTGTCGCAAAATCTATGTGACAAACCATTTTCAAAAAAATAAAACGTATCTTTTAATGTATCAATCATTACTTTCTTTTAAAAAAACAATTTAATGTTAGTCTGCCATTTTTTACATTATTTCCATATTGATGTAAAGAGCCGTGTTTTATTTTTCCATCAAATAAAAGTGCTCTGTTTTGAATAAATTTTACAATAGTAGAAGGACTATTGTCTTCTTCATATAAAGCCGTTCCAGATTCTAAATTAGTTTCTGATAAATAAACTAACAAAGTTTTATCAACAGGATCTGTGTGAATCCAATCTTTTACTGAACTAGATGTTCTTAAATGAATAACAGCTCGCATTTCTACACTTGTACCTGGTGCAAAAAAACCTATTTTTAATTTGTTAAAAATTTCTTTTAAGATTAAATTATACAAAAAAGGATTAACGTTAATTAAATTATCACTTCTATAACCAGGCCAATTACTTTTTTCATTAAATTTTTTCTTATATTGTTTTAAATTATATAAAGGTATATTTTTAAAAGCATCTTTTATAAGATTAAAATTATCAAAAAAACCATCTATTATGTTTATTTCTTTCATGTTAATTATGTTCTAATATATCTAAGTTAAATGATACTATAATTTTATCTTTTTTAAAAGTATTTCTTTTTGATCTATGATTTAAATATGCAGGAAAAGTAATAATATCACCTTCTTCTATATTAGTTTCAACAATGTTTTTATTAACGTCCATTATTTCTGTTTTTAAATTTGTACCAGGTAGATTGATTAAAAAAACATTTGTGAAATGACATCCAGGATGAACATGCCAGTCATGAAAGTCACCTTCTTTATATGTTTGATACCATATCTTACTTAATTTAAATTTATTAACGTTTAATTTTTTATTAAAATCTTTTAAAAAATCTTTAAATATGTTTTCTAAGAAATAATTAAGATATTTTTTATTGTTTATTTTTAAATTAAAATCAGTTTTAGTTATTCTTTCTTTATCTGTAATTAAATAATTAAATTTTGTTTTATTTATTAATTCAATAAATTTATTTTTATGTTTTTTAAAATTAGAAACACTGTGTACGTGTATAATATTTGATTCTTTCATGTTTATTTACGCAAATAAACATATACTATTTTTAAATAGTTGTATAGAGATTTAAATTAACTCCAAGAAGAAGTGTTTGGATTCCAAACTAAAATAGTTTCTGGGTCTGGAACTGTGTCTATGTTTGGAGCTGGTTGAGGATATGGGTTTGCATTCCATGCTAAAGTATCTTCATTCCAATAAATTTCTAGTTGTACATCATTAGCACCAACAATTATTGATGGAAAAGCTACTGGAGCTTGCCAAACATAATTTGAATCTAAAGTCCATGAAGGAAAATCTTGAGGTGGAATAAATACATCATTTACTGAATCGTAGGTAAAATCTTTTCCAGCATAATTCCATCTAAAAGCTTCTGATTGATCTTCACTTGGTATCCAAGTATTTGGATCATAGTGTACACCTTGAAATGTATTATAAGATGTTTGTTTCCAAGTTCCGCCCAATAAATTTGTACAATAAGCTTCTCCTGCAGGATCACCATTATAAGCAACTTCATCATTACCTACACAAGTAACTCTTAAAACTTTATTGTTTTCATCTAGTTCTGCAAAGTGTGCCATAATTAATAACTTAATGTCCCATCTACTGTAAATGTACAAACTTTATCTCCACCATCGTCTGATATCGAATTTGTTCCTGGTGCAATAGTTAAACCTCCTGGAGCATCTGCAGCTGCAACTCTAATAATTACTATTCCTGAACCACCATTTCCTGGCGTACCTTCAGATTCAGGAGAAGCTCCTCCTCCTGTTCCTCCAGATCCAGAACCTGTATTTGCGCTTGCTGCTGAAGAACTAGAACTGTTAGTAACACCACCCTGAGCTCCGCCGCCTCCGCCGCTTCCGGACCCTGCTCCATGAAAACCTGCGCCGCCTCCGCCTCCAGCTCTTGGAACTGAAGATCCAGTAATTGAAGAACCTGAGTTTGATCCGCCATTACCTGCGGCACCCGGACCTCCGCCAACTCCGTTACCACCAGATCCTCCGCCGCCTCCGCCATGAAGACTTGGGGCAGGACCACCATCATTACCTTGTGGTGGAGTTGTTGGGGGAGTGTTACCAGCACCACCTGATGATTGAGGACCTCCGTGAGCGGCACCGCCACCACTTCCTCCATCCATATATGCTGGATAAGAACTGGTAGGTGCATTATACCCCATACCTCCTCCGGCTTTTGTACTTGTAATAAGATCTGCAATAATTGAATCTCCGCCTCTATTATTTCCTCCTGTAGGTCTGCTTCCTGGGTGAGATCCACCAGCGCCTACAGTAATTGCAACACCACTTGGTATAGCAATTTTAGTTCCTCCAGGAAAAGAAGTTCTATATCCACCCGCTGCACCGCCACCTCCATGACGTTTGCCTCCAGTAGATCCACCAGCTATAACTAAATAGTCTACTTCAATTAAACCTGCTCCACCTCCAGAACCAAATCCTAAGACTTGATATCCAAACATTTTACCTTTTCTACCCTGAGTGTTTTTTGTGTTCTTACCTGATGTAAGTTTATTTTTTAAATCTCTCATATCTAAATTCCTTATGCGTCGTTAGCTGCATCAGTAGTAAAGAATAATTTGATTCCTAGAACTCTACATTCTCCTGTGAAAGTATCACTACCATCTGCTGCGTCTCTATATAATTGAAAATAA